GTCTGTCTTTTGCTGGTAATGTGCTTCTTTCAGAGTCGTAATAAACTCTGTCTCCAACCATTGCGTAGCCTTTCTCTTTCCATTCTACGCTCTCTCTGATTGCTTGCGCTTGCCTGCGAACTTCTTCTGTATATTTCTGAGAACCTTGTGTTAGTTGTTGCTGCTCATGAACGCTGCTGCTTAGGATTTGCTGCAGCCTTCTGATTTCTGCTTCGGTAGATGCAATTTGAGAAGGATTCAGCAGTCCGCGTTCGCGCATATCACGGAGCAATGCTTGCAATCGTTCAAGCTTGGCTTGGACAAGGTCGTATTGGTCTGTAGGAATTTTGTTTGCCCTCGAATAAGCAAGTCTATATTGCTCGTCTATCATTTTCTTCTGAGCAGCAGTTTCTTTTTCTTGAGCAGCGACACGTCTTTCTGATGCTCTTTTTGAAAGTTTCTCTTCTTCTGCATAATATTGATTGAGCTGTTTTAGCCTCTCGTCAACAGCAAAGAAATTCTTAACATCAGCTTTTGCATTATACGAATATGCTTTTTCGTTTGCTGTAGCCAATCCCAATGCAGAAACCCTCAGCTTTTCGTTATACTCGACGATACGAGCCAATGCGCGCTCATACTCGGCATAGTCTTGCTTTGATGGGTCGATGTGCTGCCTTAGCGTGTTGAAATTCGAAATTACACCCACTGCTTGTTTCAAGCCCTGAGCAAGTTGGTCAAAAGTCATGCTCTGCTCTTTTGCGGATTGCGTCGTCTTCTTTGTCTGTTCTTCAAGTGATTTCTGGTCGTTGACAACCTTTTTTGTCCCTCCACCTGACGACGTGCCGCCGAAGTCAATCTTGACGTTGCCAAGCTCGCCAAGCTTCTTTTTCATCTGCTCGACAGCAGAGTCCATAGACTGAGCCATCTTCTTTGTCGCTTCGTCTACGTGTTGGACGAGCTTGTCTATCGAGTTCTTTAAGTCTTGGTCGCTCAACGAGGCAGCGACTATCGTCGGTGAATTTGCCATATCTTTATCTTGTTTAAACAGTTATTTCTTTCCGTGAACTGGAATCTCGTACTCTTCACCTGCTTTCAGGTTCTTAGCTCCGAGACTCTTGTAGAAGTCCTCCAACTTGTTCTGAGCCTCCAACGCTTCCTTGTAGTTATTCCAAGCTGCCTTGTCAGCTCCCTTCAAGTACTTCGTGTGCGTGTTGTCGACGGCCATGAACTGTATCTGTGCGCACGACAGACGGTAGAGGTAGTCGTCTAGTCGGTACTGGGGGTAGGCCTTGATGAAGTCTGCTGCGTCCGCAATGACAGTGCTTCCATAAACTGTGAGGCTGTCTCCATTGATTTCCTCTTGCGCGTCAGCAGTGAATCCGTAAGCATACTCACCGATTTTTTGAGTAAAAAAAAAGCGCTCAAGTCTACGGATTGTATCGCTCCAAGGATTATCGCAGCCCATTGGTTCGCGTCAAATGTCGAGTTCATCACCTTCATCTTCATCTGTCGAACCATTTCTTCGTTCTCGTCGTCAGCATTCTCTCTGTCTGGCGTGAAGCGATGGTTGCAGAGTATTACTGCCATTATCTCGCACATGGCGTCCAAGTCGGTGCAAAGCGCTGTCATGACCTTCTGGTCTGTGTCCAATGTCTCGTCTGCTTTCTTCATGTCCATGACAAGTCTGCAGATTCTGAACACTGAGTAGTAGCGCATATTCTTCACTCTGTACTCTTTGTCTCCAAGTTTCACGAGCGACGGAGAATCGTTGATGATGTCTACAATGTCTCGCTTGACTTCAACAGAGAACTCTGGCAACGAGAACTCTTCCTCGTCCTCTTTCTTCTCTTCAGTCTTCTTCTTGTTGTTGAACTTCTTCTTCATTCTTCTGTGTTTCGTTTGCGTTTCTTTTTAATGCTTGCTCTGTATTCGATAATATGGGGATGCGCCTTCGGGATGAACCCTATGCACGCACCCCCACGCTTACGAAAACAGAGAATTACCTCTTTCTTGTATCAAGATTATGCAGACGGAGTGTCGCCGATAATCTTGTACATGTGGTCTACGTTCGGAGTCACAGATGTGTCCGTGTAGACGAGAGAAGTGATGGTCACTGAGTAGTTCAGAGCACCGTCTGCGTCCTTCTTCAGAGTGCCGACAGTCAGACCCTTGTAGATAACCAGAGAGCCGAAGCCGCGTCCGAAGTCGAGCTTCCACTCGTACTCCTTCGTGGTGGCTGCAGTAGCACCCTCGTAGACCTCTGCAGTAGTACCTGCAGTACCAGCGGTGTAAGTACCGCCGAACAAATCGTCAAGCTCGCTCAAGTCGTAGTTTGCAAGCTCGAATGTCATCGTCACAGGCTTGCCCTGATAGATGATGTCGAACGGAGAGTCGTAGAACTCGGCCTCAATCTCAGTTGAGTCAGGCTCGTCCTGAGCGATTGCAAGACCCTTCAGCACACCCATAACCTGAGTGTAAGAGGTGGCAGCAGCTGCGCCTACTGCGCGATAGCTTAAGCTAATCGGCTTCAAAGTTGTTTTCTTTGCCATAATTTTACCCTTTCTAAATTAGTTATTATTACTGTTGTTGTTTGTATTTTCTGAATCATCAGAGCTTTCGCTGCTGACTTCTTCCTTTACACCGTCTATGGTGACTATGAACGACTTGACAAACACGTTGTACTGGTTTCCCTTGTTCGTGTCCTCGTCGTCGTCCATCGAGAGAATGCCGTCGCTCTGTATGTAGTAGATGTCAGAAGTTGGATGCTCAATCTCAGAGCGTATGGCTGTGTTGATTCCGTCTTCAAATGCCGCGTACTTTTCCTTGTCGAGACGACCCCTGCTCTTCTGCGGAACGTATGCAATGACGCTGCACCGAACCCATCCGAACGTCTGTAGGTCGAACTCCGACTCGTCCCTGATGCTGCCGACTTCTATGACAATGAAGCCATTGCTCGTATCGTCAGTCGTGTTGTCGGTAGGGACGCGCATCGAATAGATATTCTGCGTCACCCCGCTGAACAGCGGCTTCAGGTAGTCGTATATCGCGATTCTTGACTCTTCAACCATAGCCCTATCGTATTAAACCAATCTTCTTGACGCCGACTCTGTTCTTGTACTTTCTGCTTCTGTATGAATACTTCGGTCTGTAGACAGTAAGGTGTGTCTTTGCTGGCTTCAAGTCCATCCTGACATCATCAAAGATGTGTGTCATCACTTGGAACTGCATTCTGCGACCACTCTTGACGTGAGTGAATCCACCTTCCCAATAGCCCCAATACGGAGCCAGTACTGCAAAAAACACAGTCCATTTGTTATTCTTGCCTTGCGCTTTCCCCAAATACTCTTCTGCAAGCTGTCTTCCGTTGACTTCTTCCATGTCGTTAGGAAAGTATTCATGCAAGTATGAACTAGTTCCACCAGAAACGCCCATGCCTCGTTCTTGCCCCCACTTGTTCGTATAACTGTGTGTTATCGCCTCCCTGTAGAAGCCGTTGCCTTTCATCTCTCCATTGTAAGTTACCCCCCAACAGAGAGAGTTCAGCAAGTTCCCTGTTCTGTCCATTCCATGAGCACCGCTGTAAGAAGCAATCATATCTCCTAGTTTCTTGATTTCAGTCTGAGCATAGTCTATGAGCTTTGCAGTCTGCTCTCCGACCCAATAGTCAGTGAGCTCTTTCTGCAACTGCTTCGTGTAAGCACCCAATCCTATGACCTTCGACTTCTTCATGCTAATCCCAGTCTTTGCGTGTACAATATACACTTATTCCCATCAGCTGAGAAGGTTCTGCGTTGTCCACCGTAAAGTTCAGCTCTTCGCCATAACGAGTCAAAGAAACGCTGTCTCCCTTTCGAGGAACGATGTAATCGCCCTCGTCATCTTTTGTGAGAGGTATGGATATGATGTAAGACGCAGTCTGCAGTATTCTGCCTTCGTCGTCACTGACCATGTGCTCGTCCATGACGCCTTCGTAGACAGTCAGCTCTTCGTCATCATTGTCACCATGCCCCTCGACGATTCGCGTGATGACGCCCTCGTACGGGTATTCAACAATCTCTTCTCTCGTCATAAGCTTGTCACGTCTTCAATTGGCACAAAACGTATCTTCTTCTGCATGTTCTCAAGAACGTCGGCTCTCTCGTCACCATAAATGCTGTATATGCCTATAGCGTACTTAATCTTGTCGTCTTGGTAAAAGTCTTGCTCACTTCCGATTGTCTTCTGATAACCGTTGTGAGACTGTTGCAAGGATGAGGTATTAGACGGACTCAACAGCACTGCGGCAAAGATGATGTCAGCCGTCATGAGTTCCTTCAGACGCTTAGTCACTTTTGTCTCGTCGTATGCGTCATCGTCTGGGTCTACGCCCCTGTCAAGCGCAATCTTTATGAGATTGTTGTCGTCGAAACGAGTGTACGTCGTCGATGCTTTGAGCCATTCTAATACCGTCATCTTACAAACACTTAAAAACCTAAACCTTAACTAACCTATAAAGATTTTACGCGTCAGCCTGTGTCGTGTCAACGCAGACGTGATACATCGACTCGTCGAGCACGGTGGCGTAACGACCGATGACGTCCGTATGGTATGCCTTGAGCATGCCGTTCGGAACGACCTTGTTGATGACATAGAGGAATCCCTGCGTCTTTGCCACGGAAGCCTGAATGGTGTTGTTAATCTCGCCGCTCTGGATGAGGTCGACATCAGCGGGCTTTGCATGGACGATGACACCAGCCATACCGAGAGGACGCAGAACAGCGACACCAGCCTTCCAGCCCTTGACGGTGTGGTAAGTGGTGATGCCCTGTACGGTCTGCTGCTCGCGGACGATGTGGATGGGCGCAATCTTCGAGATGGGCGAACGGCTGTACTCGACAAGCTGCTGATAGGTGATGCTGTCGACGGTAGTGCTCGACTGACCGCTTGTGACAACGATGACCTTGTCGGGAGCATAGAGCGAGATGTAGCGGTTCACTTCCTTGATGAAAGCCGTGTTCTTCAGAAGAACGTTAATCAGCATGTCCCAAGTGATGTCCCACTGGAAGCCAACGCTGTCAGGAATCTGGTTGGCAAGACGGAAGTCAATCTCAATCTTGCGCATCTGCTCTGGGATGTCGCAGTCAGCAGCAGTCCAAACCTTTGCGCCTGCAGTCTTGAAGTTGGCGGTAGGAATGTAAGCAGCCTGCGAAGTGACAACGCCACTGAAGCCCTGAGTCGTGGCAGTACCGCCAGCGATGTTGGTCAGAGCGATGGTGTTACCATACTGACCACCACGAGACAGTGTCATAGCTGCCATGTTGGATGCAGTAAGCATGTGAGACTTAATCAAGTCTGCAACGCCACGAACGTATCCCTCTACGAGAGACTGGTCTTGGCCGAGTTCCTCAAGACGAGCCTGAAGCTCCATCTTGGACATCGAAGTCTCGAACAAGCCCTTACCATACTGGTAGATAGAGCCAGTCTTAACATCGTAGCCCTCAGCGTCGAGCTGCATGGTCTCAGACAGAGGAGCCATTGCGTCGGCCATAGGAACGGTACGCTGAATCTTCTGACGTACAGACCAAGCTGGGTTCTGCTTCAGCTGACCGCGCTCAATCTGATACTCCATGCCCTCGACACGGAAGCACTCCTGCCAGAAGAACTGATTCTCATCAAGTTCGATGGTGCGGTCGATGAGGGTCTGCAAGAAACCCTGATTGCTGCCGCCACCTAAGAAACCTCTCTGATAAAGCTTCTCGATAGCCTCATCGGAAGTCCACTGAAATTTTAGTGCATTTGCCATAATCTGTTCCTCCTTCTTTTAAATCCAGAAAATGCCGTCGATGTATGACTTGTTCTTTGCAAGAACGTAGTCGGGCAGTGGCTGCATGCGAGCAATCCAAGCCTGCTTGTTGTAAACGGCTGACATAGAATAGTTGGCTGTGCCAGTGATGCCGTATCCCTCAGTCGGAAGCAAATCGCGGTCTGCTTCAACGAATGTGTTGGGATTCGGAACGAGAACCTTACAAGAGCCAGTGGGCTCTGCAAGAGCTGCGTCTGCGGCTGCGTCGCCCTCAACCAGAATGGTATCGGTTGTGATGGCTGCACCAAGAGCGTTCTCAAGCGTCAGCTGGAACTTCTTGTTTGTTTCATCAAACACCACTGCTGTCACCTTTGCATAAGTGCCAGTGTAGTCAGAGATGTCGCCAGTAGTCACAGTGAACGTTGCGTCTGCAAGGTCTACCTTGCTGTCTGCAACATTCAACTTGCTCGTTGAAGCGACAGAGATGGCTCCGCCAGACTTCAGCGTCTTGGGAGCAATCATCAGATACATTCCGACCTCTGGAGCATCGCTGTAACCGTCGCCCTCAACATAGATTGTGGTGGCGTTGTTGGCAGCGTTTGCCTGAACCTTGAACGAGCGGAAGATGAGACAACCCTGTGCGGGAGTGTACTGCACCAACTGAGCTGCATACAAGTGGTCGAAACCCTTCTTGGGATTAAGGATAGTACCGCCAAGCAGTACGTTGCCGCGCTGCTCACCGTTGGAATCCTTTACCCACACCCATTTGCCGCCACGAACCTTGCGTGACGACTCATAGAAATAAGCTAAGTTTGTTACCATAATCGTTAAACTTTTAGTTATTAAACACTACTGTACCTTTACTTTAGGCAGTGCGTCGATAAACTCGTCTTCTTGCTTCTGAACCTGTTTCGGAGCAAGCGGCTTGATATCGCCAATCTTGCTCTTGAAGATTTCTTGGAAGCGCGAATGCAATCTCTTTGCTTGGTCTTCGGCGCTGACATCGTCCTTGACTTCGTAGTCTCTGATGAAAACATCGAACTCTCCGTGCAAGTCTTGTCTGATGTCTTTTTTTGCCAATCCTACGATTTCATTGAACTTGTTCTTTTTGGCCTCTTCGTCCTTGAACTTCTTGAGCTCCGCAAGCTGCTCTTTGATTTCTTCAGGCATCTCAAACTGCTGCTGTTGCTGCTGTTGCTGCTGATTCGGATGGGCAATTTTTTTGTTCAACTCTGCAATCTGATTCTTGTAGTCGTTCTCTTTCAACTCGAACGTTTTCTGCTTGGCTGCAAGTCCCTTCGTTGCTGCGCTCCGTGCTGTGTCAAGATTGAACTTGATTTCGTCAAGGATGCCGTCGTCGTCGATTCCTGCTGCCTCGTGCTTCTTTGCGAAGAACTCAGCAAATTTGTCCTTAAAATCATCTGTCAAAGTCTCGCTGTCGTAGCTTCTCTCGCTACAGTAAGTGTTTGCTCTCTGCAAAACTTCTTCTTTTGTCATAATAGTTCTCTCCTATTTTGGTTATGTGAACACGATTGTTCGGTTGCAAATTTATGAACAAATATGCACGCGCGAAATATATTATGGTAACAAGTTTGTGATAAAGTGCATAAACAGCACAAACTTTATCCTTGATGTATTGACGGCACATTGGCACAAT